ATTAAAAGCTTATTCTAAAAAAAGATTCGACCCTTTTTGTAGATGGGAAAGAATCAAGATGCCTTTTGGAGATAAAGAGTTTAGTATTGAGACAACCATTGGACAGCTTAATTTTTTTAAATGGGCTATTGAAAATAAGATTATTTATTTTATAGAAGAAAATATGAGCGATATAGAAGAAGATATGAATTTAAACAACAGTATATCAAAAACAAAGAAGCATAACGATTCGCTAGAAAACATGAAAAATATCCGTAAAAGAAGAGAAGAATTATCGATTTCTTCTTCGAAATGTCTCAAGAAAGAAAAGGTTGAAGTTGTGATTAAATTCGTATAGATATTTAACTCTTCTATCTATATGGGACAAACCTCTTCGAATACAAAATGTTCTTTTCAAGAACTTCAAAAGAAAAAAGATAATTTTATTTTAATCAATACACTTCCTCTAAACAAACAAACTTATTTGATTAAAGGAACACTATCTGCGGTAGAAGAAGCGAAACAAATCAATGAATATTTATACAAAAATAAAAAGATTGAAATTATTATTTATGGACTTGATTACCAAGACCCCACTATAAGTAAAAAATTTATTCAATTGAAAACTTTAGGATTTGAAAATGTATCCGTTTATGTAGGAGGAATTTTTGAATGGGCTTTGTTACAAGAAGTCTATGGTTCCAATTTTCCAACCGAGGGTGAATTATCTCACCCACTTGATTTATATAAAAAAAATTGATTGAAAGTTTTATAATTAGAAAAGGTATACTCAAAGCCAAATGGATTTTAATCAGACTAAACTCACCAAAACCGAATGGGAAAGCATGGAGAAGAAAGTGGATTCCAAAGAGTTGGCGATTCTGAAGATGATTCGCGATGGACTGATGAACCCGTCGATTGATTGCCGATTGTATTTCACAGTCAATCAAATGCTTAAGCTGGACCACCCTGACAAAGATTATCATATCTTTATGGTAGTGTTCAAGGACCTCTTCAAGAAGAATGGAATGGATATCTCGGATATTTCAAAACCAAAGAAACCTTTGAACACGGGAGATTCTATTCGTCTCAAGTCTATGATGAAAAAGTTGGATGAATCTGTCGAAATGGTTCTGTTAGACTTGGTGGGACGATTCAAGAAATCCAAGAAATCCAAGGAACTCTATTACTATAACATTGACTATTTAACTCGTCTATACCCTATCAATAAGTTTGTCAAGGAATGGATGACACACTTTCTAGAAAATAACAAAGAAGAGATGAAAGTTTCCTCTTTTCTAGAAAATACGTTTAAATACATGGAAAATAACGAGGTCTTCAACTACAAGCCACTCGAGCTATACGAACATCAGAAAAAAGTCTATTCTATCATGTCGTCTGAAGGGAACAAACTTATTTGTTACAGGGCTCCTACCAGTTCCGGTAAGACATTGACACCTCTTGGGCTCTCTCAGAAATACAAGGTCCTCTTTATCTGTGCTTCTAGACATATCGGTGTAAGTCTGGCAAAAAGTGCTGTAAATGCGAATGTGAAAGTAGGTTTTGCGTTTGGATGTTCTACCGCAGACGATGTACGTTTACACTATTCTTCGGTTCGAACCTTTACCGAGAAATACGGTAAGAAGCGTCCGGTTCACAGTGACGGTCGAAACGTGGATTTGATGATTTGTGACATTAAGTCGTATGAAGTCGCCATGCTTTACATGACCTCTTTCTTCGAAGAAAATTCGATGGTTCTCTTCTGGGATGAGCCTACGATTACGATGGATTATGAAACGCATGACCTTCATTCGTCTATCACAAAGCTATGGGATATCAACAAGATTCCTAACATTATATTGTCCTCAGCTACCCTCCCGAATGAGAGTGATTTGGAGCCGATGAAACAGAAATACAAGGACAAATACGGAGGAGAAGTGTTTTATGTAGAGAGTATCGATGAAACGACCCAAATCACACTTCTTGACAGCAAAGGACAGATTATCATGCCTCACAAAGTATTTAAAGATGACAAGCAAATGGTAGAAGCGTTTATTGAAAAGCACGGTCTGAGTCACATGAAATTTCTGAGCTTGACAGAATGCGCTGAATTCATCGTGTACTTCTCAAAAAGATATACCCAAGTGAAATCTATGTTGAGTGATGAATTTCCTACCGTCAATTCAATCAACTCTCAGAAAATAAGACTATTCTATTACAAAGTGATTCAAACACTTTCACAATGGACAGAAGACATGAGAGAGTATCTTGTGTCAAAAGCACCTCGAACCCTGAATGTGTCAAATCTCATTGTGACCGAATCGAGTCATACCTTGACACATGGTCCTACTATTTATTTGTGTGAAAACACGAATGAGTGGATGGAGTTCTATGTAAAGAACAGTGGTATTCACGAAAATACTCTTCTAGAGATGGAGAAGAAATTAGAAGCAAATCAAGGGATACTTGAAAAAATGAATCGTGTACGAAAAGACATCGAAGACAAGACTGCCAAAGACGAAGGCAATGAAAACAAGATGAAAGACCAGCGATTTGATACAGCAACCAAGGCATTGATTCAAGAGATGGATATTCTAGAGAAATCTTTGAAACCTGTCCATCTTCATCCGTGTTACATTCCGAATTCGAGAGAACATTTCGACAAGTGGACCAAAGAGATGAACTATGCTTCCTCGGGTGCGTTCCAAAGTTACATTGACGAAACGTCTGTCAAGAAAATCATGAACATGGATGTCTCTATTTCCTATAAGATTTTGGTGTTGATGGGTATTGGGGTATTCAATCCACAATCGAGCGACTACAATGACTTGGTCAAGGAACTATCCGAACAGAAGAAACTCGGCGTTATTATCGCAAGTAGTGATTTCATTTACGGAACCAATTATCAGTTCTGCCATGCGTACATTGCGGAAGATTTGTGTAAGATGACCCAAGAGAAAATCATTCAAGCCATTGGACGTGTTGGAAGAAAGGAACAAAATAAAACGTTTACTTTTCGATTTCGAGAGGACAAACTCATTCGTACCTTGTTTATTCAAGAAAACACGCTGGAGACAAAACAAATGAACCAATTGTTTATTTGATAAAAAATTATATAAACATTCTAGCTTATTTTTTATAATGGAATTAGAATACTTTACTAATTTGGAAAGAATTCCGCATAAAGATATTACCATCTTTATGATTACCGTTTTGAAAGATTTGCCTACTCCTCTTCAGTGGCAATTTACGATTGAATCTTTCCGTGAAGAATTTGAAAGGGTTAAGCACGAACATAACAAGTTTGCATTCATTATGGATGTTCGAAAAATTGGTAGAATCTCTATTGCTCAAATCAAAGAGTTTGTGAATCTATTAGAGTCATTTACTTCTATTCTTCAAGAGTATTTGGTAGCGACTTCTATTCTTACAACAAAGAATTCTATTTTGGCTGTATTGTTTGATATCATGAAGACTTTTTACAACACCAAAAAACCTCTCATGTTTGTGTATGACATTTCAAGTGCGTATGAACACATTGACTCTTTTGAAAAACGTATTATCAAAGATGAATTACCAGTTAAATAAATCTTATGAATAATTGTATGAAGTTTATTATAATATTTCATTTCATTCTATCGGTGATTTCAATGAACCCAAAGCTGTGTGTCAATTGTAAGTATTTCAGAGGAACTTTTATGATGGACCAGTTTGGTAAATGCTTGAAATCTCCCATTGTGAATGATATCGATTATTTTTTAGTGACAGGTGTAAAGCCGTCAAAAAAGATAGATTATAATTACTGTTCGATTGTCCGCAAGTATAATCCAGAGTGTGGACCGGAGGGTAAGTCATTTGAAAAACGATAATTTTAGATAAAATTGACAACATTTCTGGATAACTGAAATGTCGTAAATGGAGAAATCGGAGAAATGTGCGAAAGAAGGGTGTACCTTCAAAAAGAGCTTGAATAAATATTGCGGCAAACATCAGGCGGATTTGTTTGTCGAAGAGACCAAGGAGCTCGGTCTAAAACACTGTGCGAATTACATTCGAGGCTGTCGGACTCAGAACGAACTTACGTATAAAAAGAGTAAGTGCGAACCTTGTCTCACAAAAGACCGAGAGAAAGACAAGGCTCGTCGTAACACGGTAGTTGAAACGGAAGAGGGTAAGAAACAATGTAATTCGTGCTCTCAAATCTTTCCCTTGGAAAACTTTCAAGGCACTCGTGGTACTACCTTGACGTGTAGCGTATGTCGTGAATCGAATAAACGAGCGGACGCAAAGCGTGACATGGAACATGTTCTTGAACTTTCTCGAAAAAATGAGAAGAAGCCGGAACGGAAAGCGGTCAAGCAAGAGTGGAAAGAGAAGAACGTCGAAAAGTGTGCGACGTATTGGATCAATGCTCGTAAACGATTGATCGAAAACAAAAAACATAATTGATAAGGTTTAAAATAAAAATAACAATATTTTTATTTTAAGAATATACTTTTTAAATTAGAAATTTAAACCATTTAAAAACTTGATATAATAAAATGGTATGCCAATCCACCCATACCAATCAATTTGAGTAGGCCAGGCCCCCCATTCCGCTCATAATTCTGAGCACATTGTAGTTGCGAGCATAGACGCGTACCTTGGCCGTGTTGGTACCCGACACAGTCGCGTTCGAAAGCACGAGCTGGAGAGTCGCGTTATCAATACGGGAGAAGTTGCAGGTGCCCGATGGCTGGTGCTGCTCCGGCTGGAGCGCGAATGAATAGACGTTAATACCCGTG